GATTACATTATGCTCAAAGATGTGAGTTTAAAATATTAAAAAGAGTATTTGGTGAGTTTTTACCGCCTGAATACCCTTATCAAGTACAAGGTGCTTCAGAAAACGTATTTAAACAAGATTTCGACGGTTCTGTAGACGTTATACCTGTTTCTGACCCTAATATCTTTAGTATGACACAAAGAATTACATTAGCTCAGACACAATTACAAATGGCACAAGCCGCACCTGAATTACACGACTTACGTGAGTCGTATAAGAAAATGTATATCGCATTAAATATAAAAGATATCGATGCACTACTTCCACCTGAACAAGAAGTACCTGCACGTGATCCTATTAGTGAACAACAAGCAGTTTTAACAGGAACACCAATTAGAGCTTACGAGTTTCAAAACCACGAAGCTTATATAGCAGCACATAGTGCATTTATGCAAAACCCTATGGTGCAACAAAACCAAGTAGCTTCACAAGCGATTGGTGCAAATATACAAGAACATCAAGCGATGTTGTATAAACTACAAATAGAACAAGCGATGGGTCAACAGTTACCAGAAGTACAAGCAGGACAAATGCCGCCTGAAATGATGAATGAGATTGCATTAATGGCACAAGAGGCAACACAACAAGTTACAGGTCAAGCACAAGCGATGGCAGCAGCAATGCAAACACCAGATCCACAAAGACAAATGTTTGAACAACAATTACAACTTGAAAGAGAACAGTTGATGCAAAAAGAAGGCGACGATCAAAGAGATGCACAACTAGCCGCAATGAAAGCTGAATTAGACGCACAAATTAAACGTGAGAAAATTGAAGCTGATTTACGTGTACAAGATACTAAAGCTGCTATAGAATTGCAGGAATTAGAACAAAAAGCTAAAGTCGATGCAGAAAAGAACTACACCGAATTAGTTAAAACAGTTCGAGAAACTCGAAAACAAAACGGAGATAAATAATGCGTAATTATTATGATAACGATAAATATCCTTCCCCGTCTCCTAAGAAAACAAAGGCGTCCCCTAGTTTTCCTAGCGTGGAAGATACAACAAAAACACAATCTGTTGAAGCAGGATATTGCTTAGATGAGCCAGAAGAGGCAAAAGTCAAAGCTGCTTATGGACAGACAAAAGGACTTCTTTGGTATCGTTCAGTTAAGTAATTAATGGACTTTTTCAAAGCAACGGAGCATTTGCTTCGTAAATATCGTGAGAGAAAAGAAGCTCTCATGCAAACGTTGGCTTCTGGAAGTATTGAAGATTTTGAGCAATACCAAAGGATAGTCGGTGAAATAGCAGGCTTGAGTTTCGCTGAACAGGAAATTCAAACCTTACATTCTAATATGGAGGATGCATAATGACTGATGTCAAAACTGTTCCAAATAGGGTTGATAATTTTGGTAGTAATGGTACTTCTGCTCCAGTAGCAGACGAACCAGTAATTACTCCTGAAAATTTAGACTCTCATGCAAGTTCGTTACCACGTCCAACGGGGTATCGAATTTTAATATTACCTTTCACCCAGTCTTCAGTGACAAAAGGTGGAATTCATTTAGCTAAAACAACTGTTGATAAGGAAAGGTTAGCAACTGTTGTTGGTTATGTAGTAGCTACAGGACCAGACGCTTATAGTGACCCACATAAGTTTCCTGAAGGAGCTTGGTGTAAGAAAGGTGATTGGGTTATTTTCGGTAGATATGCTGGAGCTCGTTTTCAGATAGAAGGTGGCGATATGCGTCTTCTTAATGACGATGAGATTTTAGCTTGTATTGATGACCCAGAAGCAATTTTATCATAACAAACTTGAGGAGGACTCATGCCAGAACCAGAAAAAATAGAATTAGAACTACCCGAAGGGGAAGTTGATATACGGGAAGCCGATGTAGACGATTCGATTAAAGATGAAGTAGTCGAAGAAGCTTCTGTAGAAGAAGTAAAAGATGAATTAGATACTATTTCTGATTCAGTTCAAAAGCGTATCGATAAGTTAACTTATAAGATGCGAGAAGCAGAAAGACAGCGAGATGAAGCTGTAAATTATGCTCAAAGCGTTAATCAAACAGCGACTAGTTTAAAAGAAAAATTAAAAAATTCCGATACTTCGCTTTTCAAAGAGTACGATAACAGGGTACAATCTGAAATTGATGGAGCAAAGAGACTTTTAAAAGATGCACAAGAAGCAGGGGATAGTGAAGCAGTGGTTGAAGCAACTACGGTTCTTTCTCGTGCTACCGCTGAAGCAGAAAACCTTAGAAGGTTACAAGCTCAACAACAAGTTCGGGCAAAAGCTCAACCACAGGAAGTACCTGTTGAGCCTTATCAACCGACTTTACAGCCAGAACAAGCTGCAGGACCAGATCCTAAAGCTGAAGCATGGGCTGAAAAGAATGAATGGTTTGGAGATGACCAAGCAATGACGTTTGCAGCATTTGGAATACATAAAGAATTGGTAGAAGAAGGGGTTGACCCAACTTCTGATTCTTACTATTCTGAAGTTGATAAACGTATGGCTGAAAATTTCCCACATAAGTTTTCTAACGAGCAATCTGCCCCCGTGCAACAGGTTGCTGCTTCTAGCCGAGGGGCTAGTGGTAAAAAATCATCACGCAAAATTAAGTTGACACCTAGTCAAGTAGCAATAGCTAAAAGATTAAGTGTTCCGCTAGAAGAATATGCGAAGCATATTGAAGGAGTATAAAATGACAGAAGAAAATAAAACAACAGAAGTCACCACAGATCGAAACTCACGATCTGCCGAGACACGAGCCTCTCAAACTCGCAGAACCCCTTGGGCACCCCCGTCTATGTTAGACGCACCCGACGCTCCTCCTGGATATCAATTTAGGTGGATTCGTGAAGCTACTCGAGGAATCGATGATAAATCTAATATGTCTAAACGTATTAGAGAGGGATATGAACCTGTGAGAGCAGAAGATTATCCTGATTTCGAAGCCCCAACTATTGATAGTGGTAGCAATAAAGGAGTTATTGGTGTTGGAGGATTAATTCTCGCTAAAGTTCCAGTTGAAACTGCAGCAGAGCGAAATGCTTATTTTAAAGATCAAGCAGACTCAGCTATGCAAGGTGTTGATCAGAACTATATGCGAGAAAGCGACGCTAGAATGCCTATTAAAGATGGAGACATCCAAAGGACTTCTAAAGTTGCCTTCGGTAGCAAACCTGCCGATGCAAAGTAATTAATAATAACAATGTATATAGACAAAGGAGAAAACAATGGCTAATACAGATAAACCAGATGGTTTTACCCCTGCGTATCATATGTATGGTGGTGTTATTCGTCCTGCAAAAATGAGAATCGCTAGTGGCTACGGAACTGCTATTTATAGTGGTGATGTCGTTACTCTTTCAAGCGGTTACGTTAATCAAGCAGGTGCGACTAGCACTCCTATAGGTGTGTTTTACGGGGTATACTATACCGCATCTGACGGAACTCCAACTTTTTCTAAAGTTTGGACTGCGTCAACTGCGACACAAGGGAGTGCCGATGCAGAAGCTCTCGTTTATAACGATCCTGGGATCGTTTACGAAGCTCAATTTACAGCTGGAACACCAGCAGTAAGTTTTATCGGTTCTAAATATACTCTTTCTACGACTGCAGGTAGTTCTACTACTGGTAGGTCAAAGGAAGGGGCAACTGCAACAACATCAAGTGGTGTGGCGTTATGTGTAGGATTCGCTTCGCAACCAAGCAACTCAATAGGGGCTTATGCGAGAGGATTGTTCACGTTCCCAACTAACACCTTTGCTGTCTAACCAAGGAGATAAATAATGGCGATTAACAGAGCACAACTAGTTAAAGAACTAGTTCCTGGACTCCATGCTCTCTTTGGATTAGAGTATGAAAGGTATAATAACGAACACGAAGACATCTTCGATACTGAGAACTCCGAAAGGGCTTTTGAGGAAGAAGTGATGTTAAGTGGATTTGGTGAAGCACCGACTAAAGGAGAAGGAGCCGCAGTCATTTATGACACAGCTCAAGAATCCTGGACTTCGCGTTTCACACATGAAACAATCGCACTAGCGTTTGCGTTAACAGAAGAAGCAATCGAAGATAACCTCTACGACACACTTTCTTCACGTTACACAAGAGCACTAGCACGTTCGATGCAACAAACTAAGCAAGTTAAAGCAGCTAATGTTTTAAACAATGCTTTTAGTTCATCTTACGTTGGCGGTGATGGAAAAGAGCTTTGTGCTACAGACCATCCAACTGTTGCGAATGTTGACTTGAAAAATGAGCTATCTACAGCTGCTGACCTTAATGAAACTTCACTTGAACAAGCGTTGATTGACATCGCTGACTTCAAAGATGAAAGAAATCTTAAAGTTAATGCACAAGCAAGGAAATTAATTATTCCACCTGCTTTGCAGTTTGTAGCCGATAGACTCATGGAAACTCCAGGAAGAGTTGGTACTTCAGATAATGATATTAATGCAATTAAGAATATGGGAATGATCTCAGAAGGCTATGTTGTAAATCACTATCTAACAGATACTGACGCTTTCTTCATCAAAACTGATGTTCCTAACGGACTTAAACATTTCGTTAGAACACCTGTATCTACTAGTATGGAAGGAGACTTCGAAACTGGTAATGTAAGATACAAGGCTAGAGAACGTTATAGCTTTGGTTGGAGTGACTGGAGAGGTATTTTTGGCTCACCAGGAGCTTAATTCATTAACTTGAATAAATTAAAGGGGAGCTTCGGTTCCCCTTTTCTTTTTATAATGGATGATATACAATCAAGGAACTAGGAATTCATTAACTTGTTTTATCAACTGACCTAGCAGACAAGCCGAGATGATAAAACTTATTTCCGTAGGAGGAAATTATGGCAAATTCGACTTTTAACGGACCAGTCAGGTCTGAAAATGGTTTTAAAACCATTGACGTAAATTCATCAACAGGAGCAATTACCGACGGTTTAGTAATAAACTCAGACGGTAATGTCTATACTGATAATGGCGGGCATATTCAATACGCTGCCACTACAGGATATGGACCTGCTGATTTAATAGTAGGTAAAGGCGGTAGCCAATATGGCACAGCTGACCCTTATTCAGAAAGTTCAACACAGTTGTTTCCATTAGGAAGTACATTAGTTTACGGTAACAACGTTTATCGTTATGTTGAAATAGGCGGAACTGCGGTAACAGCAGGTAAGCTTCTACAACACAAAGCTATTGTTTCTGATCATGCAAACATGACAGCAACAGCGGCAGTAGACGCAGGTGAAACTGCAATTTCTGTTGAAACAGGTGGAACTGACCTAACACTTAACCAATACGCAGACGGTTATCTTTGGGTAAATGACGTGAATGGTGAAGGACAATGTCTTAGAGTAAAATCTAACCCAGCACACGATCACTCAGCAGATCCATCAGTGGTTATCACTTGTTATGACGACCTTAAAACTGCGTTAACAACAAGCTCACAACTATCCTTAATTGAAAACCCTAACACAAACCTTATTGTTGCACCAGCAGCAGAAACAGGTGCGTTAATGGGAGCTACAGTTATTGACATGACAGCAGACTATTATGGTTGGGCTGTTATTAAAGGACCAGCAGCTTTATTGACTGTAGGAACTTTAGTTGTAGGTAATGCAGCAGTTAGATCAGGTGGTACGGCAGGTGGAGTTGCACCAGCAACAGATAACGTTTTACAAGAAGTTGGTGACGTTATGGCTGTTTCAGCTAGCACTGAGTATTCATTGATTAATATGAACTTAGGCTAAAACGGAGTAAATTATGGCAGATGCAGTTACAAGTCAAAAAATTGTAGATACTGACAGAAAGCTAGTTTATAAATTTACTAATATCTCTGACGGTTCTGGAGAGTCTTCTGTTAATAAAGTAGACGTCTCTGGACTAAACACTAACAACGAAGGAGAAACTTGTACAAGAGTAACCCTATCCCAACTGTGGTACGACATAGGTGGTATACGAGTTGCTCTTGAATGGGACGCGACTTCTAATGTTGTATGTGCAGTTTTAGGAGGTAGTGCAGCAGCAGGAGTAGTCTCAGGTCATATGGACTTTAGAGAATGGGGCGGTATTCCTAATAATGCAGGTAGCGGTATAACTGGTGATCTAGATTTAACGACTCATGGACATACAGCCCATGATCATTACACCATAGTAGCCGAATTTATTAAAAGTTATTAATAATGGCTACGTCAGGAACTCGTGCATTTAGTTTAGATGTAGCGACAGCGATAGAGGAAGCATACGAGCTTGCAGGATTGGAAGCTCGTACTTCTTATGACGCAGTTACAGCTCGTCGTTCTATGAATATTATGTTTGCCGATTGGTCAAACAGAGGTATTCAAATGTGGGAGATTTCTAAAGTAGAACTAACACTTACTGAAGGAACTAGTGAATACACTATAAATTCTTATGATATAGACATCCTGGATGCGTATATTGAGAGAACGGTTAATAGTGTGACTACTGATTATACTTTAGATAGAGTTGATAGAAATGAGTTTGTTAGTATTCCAAATAAAGCAACAAAAGCTAGAGCAACTGAGTATTGGTTAGAGAGGCTAAAAACCCCTATTATACATCTTTATCCAACACCAGAGAATTCAACCGACAAACTCATTTACTATGTTTGGAGAACCATAGAGGATTCTTCTGCTCAAATTAATGATGTAGATATTCCCACTAGGTTTATGCCTTGTTTAGTTTCTGGGTTAGCTTACTATCTTTGTTTAAAAAAGAATGTACAAAAAGTAGCTTTAATGAAAGAACAGTATGAACAAGATCTAAATAATGCTATGAGATATGATGAAGACCGTTCTCCTTTAAGGATGGTTCCTAAACAAGAGTATATATAATGGCATACGCATCAGGTAAATACGCTTACTTTATTTGTGATACCTGTGGTTTTAGATACCCTTATAAATCAGCTAGAGGTAATTGGGAGAATTTTAGAACGTGTCACGAATGTTATGAACCCAAACACCCACAACTTGATCCGCCGCGTGTAGGGGCTGACGCAGAAAGTTTATGGAAACCCAGACCTGATGTTTCTTTGCCGCAAAGTCAATTAGGAGTTATAATCACTACAAACGCAGGCAGTGGTATGACTTTTGCTTCTGATCCTATAGGAACTGATTTTAATGGTTTAGGGGCAACTAGTGAAATAGGTAACGTAACGGTGAACACATAATGGCAGGATTTACATACAGCGGATTAAAAACAGGAGTTCAAAATTATTTAGATAATTCTGAAACAACCTTTGTTAATACTTTAGATACTTTTATTCAAACAGCAGAAGAACGTATTTTAAAATCAGTTCAATTACCTGTGTTTCGTAAAAATGTAACAGGTAGTGCTACACAGAATGTTGAGTATTTAGCAACCCCTGATGATTTTTTATCCCCATACAGCTTAGCTGTTATTGATTCAAGTGATAACTATACTTATTTACAACTTAAACACGTCACTTGGATTAGAGATTACACACCAGCACGAGCCACAACAGGGCAACCCATTTACTATGCTTTATTCGATGATGATACTTTTATAATGGCACCTACGCCGCCAAGTGCATTAAGTTTTGAATTACACTACAACTATAGACCTGCTTCTTTAACTACCGTAGGTGATGATAATCAAAGTTGGCTTTCAAAAAATGCTCCTAACGCCATGCTTTATGGGTGTTTAGTAGAAGGAGCTGTTTTTATGAAAGCGTCTCCAGAAACAATTATGTTGTATGAACAAAAATACCAAGAAGCATTAGCCATGCTAAAACTTTTAGGTGAATACAAAGATGTAAGAGATGAGGCTAGAAATGATCAAATAAAAATAATGCCACAAGGAACAACAAATGTTTAGTGTAGATG